TGGAGAGATTGAAGAACGCGAAGAAAGAGAGGATGAAGAAATGTTTATCCGTTTAGCTAAAGTGCGAAAAGGAATGTGGACATAATGGCTGATTTTTGTAAAGAATGTAGTATTGAAGTCTTTGGCGAAGATATGGGTGATTTAGCTGGTCTATGTAAAGAAGATGAAGTCACTAAAGTTATTTGTGAAGGTTGCGGAATTATTTGGGTAGACTATAAAGGAGTAAGAAATGATTAAAGGATTTAAGTGGTTAATCAGAAGAATTTTTAGTGTATTTCTATTTACACCAATGATACCTATTATGCTTATAATAAAGTGGATTATGGAGGATAATAGTACTGTTAAAGAAGCAGCTAATAAAGTATGGGTAGAATATAAAGAGTTTGCCTGGGGTATCAAATCTTAGGACATAAAAGAAAAAATTTCTTGACAATTTGTTAAAAATTCAGTATAATATACATATAAAATGAGAAATAGAGAGATGGGATTTGAGACAGCTACTACTCTCTTTAATCAAAAGGAACTGTTCCATCAAAGAAGATGTAAAAACTAAATGGCTAAGCATAGGAATCGAGAAGAAATGTCATTCCTTTAACTGGTGAAGAATGTCGAGAGACCCAGTGCGTAAACTGCCGAACCGTTGGCACTGAGGATAAGGGTGGACGACGGTATATAAAAGAACTCACAACCTCATTACGGCTTCATGCCGCGTGTTTCATTAAAAACAAAGTAAGTTGGTAACTTGCCCTAACTAACAAGGGAAGACAGTGCCTTTGCGTGTGCCTTTTGTCTGAGTATTCGGAAAAGGATTAAGGATTAACCACCCATTTTGCTCGCATCTGGTGAAGTAAAATACTTCTTAAAATTGTGTTAGTATGAAACCAAGTCGTAGCCTCTTCCGACTAAAATAGAAGAGGCATTTAATAAGCTCTTTAGAGAGCCAGCACTTAATGTAAGTGGTAAACTAAGCGTTAAAGAGCTTATTAAATTTGTTGAAAGTGTGGGTTTGTTAGTTTAAAGTAAAACACCTACTTTAGTGGGAATTCTATGTTCGAACCATAGGCAAACCAATTTATTATGCTCGGTTCGTCTAGAGGTTAGGACACACGGTTTTCATCCGCGTAACAGGGTTTCGATTACCCTACCGAGTACCAATTTTATTGCAGGGTATATCAAAGGTAGATTACTGGGCTCATAACCCAGTGGTTGGGGGTTCGAGTCCCTCCCCTGCTACCAAATGAATAGTTATAAAGTTTTTACAAATAAAGAATGCAAGTATTACCCTTGCCACAAATTAAAGAGGGCAGCTGATTTCAACTGCCTTTTTTGTTATTGTCCATTATACTTTATAAAATGTCCAGGTGTATATGAAATACTCCCTAATGGTGATAAAGATTGTTCAGGATGTATTATCCCCCATGAAGGAGAAGAAGCCTGGAATATAATGGCAAAATATTTAAGATTAGAATATAATAAAGGTAAAACTTTAAAGAAATAAAGGCTGGATGGTGGAATTGGTTTACACAAACGACTTAAAATCGTTCCCCGTAAGGGTTGAGGGTTCGAGTCCCTCTCCAGCTACCACTCTGGGTCTGTAGCTTAATGGTAAAGCATCCGACTCATAATCGGTTGAGTAATGGTTCAATCCCATTCAGACCCACCAAAATAAAGCCCGGATAGCTCAGTTGGTAGAGCAACGCACTTGTAATGCGTAGGTCGTCAGTTCGAATCCGACTCTGGGCACCACTTTTCCTCGATAGCTCAGTTGGTAGAGCCACGGACTGTTAATCCGTTTGTCATTGGTTCGAGTCCAATTCGAGGAGCCATTTCGGGTTCGTCTAATGGCAGGACAACAGGTTTTGATCCTGTGAATCGAGATTCGAGTTCTCGACCCGAAGCCAAACGCGGGTAAGTACAAGGTGTACCGCCGGCCTTCCAAGCCGTGCTGTGGGGATTCGATTTCCCCTATCCGCTCCAATTTATTCCTCGGTTAGTTCAAAAGTAGAACGGTCGCCTAATAAGCGGTAGAAGATGGAGTGTTACCATCACTGAGGACCAATCAACTCTCGATAGTATAGTCTGGTAATACCCTACGTTTGGGACGTAGTATCCTAGGTTCAAATCCTAGTCGGGAGACCAATTTAAATATGTGCGGTTAGCTCAAAAGTAGAGCCACGGGTTGTGATCCCGTCGACGTGGGAGCGTTACCTACACTGCACCCCAACTATAGGAATAATGTAATGAGTAAAATAAGTGTAGAAACAATTGAAGAGCATGAAGATGGCTCAGCTACAATGTCCTTCGATTTGGATACTGAAACTACTAGATTAATGCTTAAGCAAGGTTTTAAAGCTATTATGAAAGAAGAGGGCATTAAAGATTTAGTTATATGTGATCCCATCGAACCACTAAGTAAAGAAGCTAAGACATATGAACTTAGTGATGAAGAATTTCAACTTCTTTTACATATGGGTGTAATTGATGCTATTAAAGAAGGTATTAAAAAAGCTGAAGCTGAAGAAAGTACAGGCTGCTAATGATTACTACAGAAGAATTTTGGAATGATTTATTAGATAATATTAAAAAAGAACAGGAAAGGTATGTAGAAGTACCAGATCCAGATAATATAGGTGAAACTATTTTAGTTCACCAAGGTTTCGAGGAATTTTTAGATTATGAATCTACACCAATTAACAGCAAATGATGTAACAATTATTTTAGCAGGATTAAAAGTAATAAATCCTATAAAGCATAAAGAACTAATAGAATGGATTACTTTACAAAAAGAGGAACAACTTCTAGGAGGTCCTTGGAAGGCTCGTATACGAGAGCAGGGGTATACAATATAATGACAATATTTCATAAAATAGGTAAAACTAATTATAAAGCTATAGTTAGTCCAGAGGAGGCTTGTAGTCTTATGGATTTTGAAGACTGGTATAATGAGTATGAAAATGATTTAAGTATACACTGGTATGAACTTGGTTGTAATTATGAAGTTGGGAATGAATTTGAAGATTGGGTAGAAAACTTTTATTATAATAATGGAGGTTCTGATGAGTAAAGGCAGTAAACAAAGACCTACAAATAAAAAGAAGTTTGACGAAAATTGGGATAAAATATTTAAAAAAAGTAAAAAAGATAGAAAGGCTTATCTCAATAGTTTACCAACTATGACAGCGGAAGAAGCTGGAATAGATGTTTATGCTGACCATGTTGATATGACTGAAAGTAGAAAAGAAACTCTTAAGAATGGTTTAAATAAATTTTTAGACATGTGGGAACATAACTGTCCTGTAGAAGGTTTCCATTTAGTAGGTAAAGGTGAACCTTGTAATTGGTGTGGTAAGGAAGAATAATGAGTACTGATTATATCTACGTAAAAGACCATTTAGAAGGTCAAGTTATAAAAAATACTGATACAGAAGAAGTAGAAAGATTCAAAGAGAGACAAGCTGTAGAGCTTGCCAAAAAACAAGAGTTCTATCAACAAAGAAAAAAGGAGAGAGGTTTAGACAATGGGTAAAACAACAAAATTTGTAATTCCAAAAGGTATGAGTAGAGTAACTCACAATTTTCCTAAAACATCTTCACATGGAACTTTTCGATGCAAGCGTAAGCCTAATAGTCCATTGTGTAAGGGTAAAAGATGAGTGATATTCAAATAATAACAATAATCGGAATAGCACTTGTATCCGGTATTTCCTACTTCTTAGGACATAAGAAAGGAATCTCTAATACGGTGGATTTCTTAGAAAATCAAGGAATTTTAGAGTTTGAAGAGTAAAGGAAAACACTGTATAACTTGTAAGAGCTATACCATTACTAGAATGGATAAATGGGGGATACCTTATTGTCAATTGCTAGAATCTAAAGTATCTCCGGCTTTTAGTTGTAAAAAATGGGAGATGTACCTTCAAAAAAATATCTCTTGACTTTTTAACTTAGTTTAGGTATAATATATGAATTGGATGGATAAATGGGACTTTGAAGTTCAGAAGAATAATATGGGTTATCATATTTGGGCAAAAGATTTACAGCATGGAGAAGCTTACGAGTTCTTTATGCTTTTTAGAGAGCGTAGTGAGGCAGAAGCTTATATGAAAGTGGTTTCTGCTAATCATATGTTCGATTTAAACCCTAACGAATGGCATTTGCATTCGTACGATTCTTACTGAAAAGGAGAAAACTTATGACACACCCTAACTTTCCATTACAAGATATGATGATTGGCTTTGATAACTTTTTTAATCAAGCAAGTAGATTACCTGCTAGTCAGAAATATCCACCTTATAATATTGAAAAGAAATCTGATACTGAGTATCAAATCGAAGTAGCTTTAGCAGGTTGGACAGAGGAACAAATTGATATTGAAGAACATCAAAGTACTTTAACTATCAAAGGTTCTAAAGTTGAAGACACTGATAGAGACTTTATATATAAAGGAATTGGGTCTCGAGCTTTTACTAGAGAATTCAAGCTATCTGAGCAAATGCACGTAGCTAGTGCATCTCTGAATCAGGGAATTCTTACTATTAGTTTGGAAGTGGAGATTCCAGAGGAGCTGCGACCTCGAAAAATAACCGTAGATACCTCTAATCGGCTATTAGAGGCAGCCGCATAGTGGGAGACCCACCACTTTAATCACATCAGTATGATATACTACAACATATCTAATAGTTGGTAGAAGTCTAAAATTATAAAATTTCTACAGTACATCGCCCTCGGAAACCTAAAAATACAGAGGGAACTAAGTAAGCTCTTAGTATAAAATAAGCGTATCCACTACAGGATATAAAACAAAGGTCCGCGGGCTTCGTTCTCTGAGCCTCTACTTAGTTGTCGGCCTAAGCTAGTTCTAAAATCAGAGAACATCTTTAAGAGTATTAGTAATAGTATTCTTAAAGATAAATATAAATTGCCCTCACAAGAGGGCTTTTTTATGCACGTAAGAAAAATAACACTTGACTTTTTAACTTAATGTTGATATAATCGGAGATAAGAAAAATATGTTGGTAAAAAATCGGAAAGGAATAAGTTTATTTATTGAGGATTTTCTATGAAATTAGACGCTTACATTCCCTGGGTTAAAGAAGTTAATATTGAACTATCTTCCTATAGTAAATGCCTTTCCTGTTTTAACATTAAGGATTCCTTAATGAAACAATATTTTAATGATGGACTTATTCCATCAACAGTGGCTGAAAAATTATATCAACAAAGTAAAGCCCGCAATTATTGTATGTGTATGGTACGTGGAATTAAAAAAGCTCAAACTTTGAATGATATAATTAATGCCAGATAAAGGGATTAATTATGTTAGAGTGGTTGTATTATTATACAATATTCGCTATGTCAGGAGCATTAGTAACTTGGTGGAGTATCTTTAGACCGGCTTTATATTTACTTTGTAAAGAAGAATGTGAACATCCTATACTACAAAGTAAATTTTTAGCTTCAATAGTCTGGTTAGGAATAGCTACAATAGTTATGCCTATGCTTACACTACCCTTACTTAATAATAAAGTTCGTATAGCATTTATTTTTAACCTAACAAAAGGATTCATGAAACGTGAAAGATCACATTAATCCTTCCCATTATAACCAGGGAAGTATAGAAACAATAGAATACATACTAGACCAAGATATGAATTACTTAGAAGGCAATATTATCAAATATGTTAGTCGTTATAAGTATAAAAATGGTTTAGAAGATTTAGAAAAAGCTCAATGGTACTTAAATAAACTAATAGGAGAAACACGTGGATCCTTTGAATGATGGAACTAGCCTAGTAATTCTAGAAGATACTTGGGGTAATGAAGGGCGCATTTGCGATACTGCCAGGTTATCAGCATCTGATAGGAGAGTAGAAGGTCAAGAGTTAGATGATAGAGATAAAAATCTACTAAAAGCTCTACTCTTTGGCTCGCATGGCACTCCTTTTGAAACTCTGTATTTTAGATGGCGACTACGTATGCCCATTTTTGTAGCTAGACAACTTGTTAAACATAGAATGTCTAGTTGGAATGAAATGAGTAGAAGATATCGTGGAAAGCCTACTCCCTATTATACACCTAAAGAAGACCTTCTGGAAGTAGAAGGTTTCCCTATTTTTAGTAAACAGGATTTAATTCAATATGAAACTGCACTCAATTCGATACAACACATTCGGGAGGAGTTACTTGAATCCGCCTATAGCAGAATTGAAAAAGCAAGAGAAGAAGGAGCGCTACCGCCAGATACTAGGGATGGTAGAGATCCGTGGAGAGCTCGCGCAAGAGAATTGGTCAGAGGTCTACAACCGGTATCTGAGTATACGGAAGTAATTTGGACGCTAAACTTTCGCAGTTTGATGAATGTTATATTCCTTAGAACAGAAAGTCATGCACAGCATGAAACCCAAGAATATGCTAAATGTATGGAATTACAAGTACAAGAACAATTTCCATATTTGCATCAATTGGCGAGATACTTTATAAATAACCAATGGGAATTCATGGAGAACTTAGAATGAATGACTCAGACAGAGCTTGCGGCTTAGTTAGAGCTTGGCTAAGTGATAGAGAAGATAATTTACCCCATGCTATTAATGCTTTGGCACAACTTATAGATACTTTTACAATCCAAACTAATGAAGAACTAATAAACCTTCTAGAAGAGCAGGTTAAAAAGAATATTAAATACCCAGGATGATTAAATTAGATATTTATGATAGAACAGGAGTTCTAGAAACTTATAAATTAGAATATCTACCAGATGTAGATAGATTTTATACTACTGATGATGTAGTAGAATATATTAACGAAATGAATGTGCCAGAGTGGAGGAAACTGGCTTTCAAGAACAGACTTTGGGCGATAGTAGATTGGTGTCATCCAAAAGAGTTTTATAGGATATATGTGAGTGAGTGACAATACAAAATTTGGATTAGGACTATTTTTAGCATTAATAGGTTTATTATTTTTACTTTTTATAACTTCAGAGCGAGTACACGCTGCAGAAGAAAAAGAAGTTAAACCTGCCAGGCCAAAGGAAGTGGTAATAGAAGAAAAGTACCAAAAAGAGCTTCCAAAGTTGAAAAAGTTAGATTGTAGTCCAACATATGACATTTTTCACACACCAAGTTGTTTATACATATAACCTTGGAAAAATAAAGTATTTAAGCAATTTGTTGAATAATGTGTTGACAAGTTGGTTAAAATTTGATATAATATACATAGATTTTGGGAAATTCTCAAATTAAATTTTTATAGGAGGTCGTAAAAAACCTCCTAATTTTTTGAATGTGAATATAAGAATTCACTAATATACTTTATGGAGAAATAAAATGAAAAAGATGATTATCGCAATGATTATGGTAGCAACAGCAACTTCAGCTTCAGCTTTCTTTGGTTCTGGTGATGATAACCAGTCCGGATACGGCAATGGTAATGTAGATAGCGCATTTGACGGACGTGGCCGTGGTGCTGGAAAAGGAGATATGGATGCAGAAGGTAACTTCAGTATGACTATCAATGCTTCTGGTAAGGCTCATTCTAATATGGAAGCTGATATGGATGCAGATAGTAATAACCGTTTCAACGGTGCTACTGATATTCGTACAGAGAATACGCCTGCTTACTACGGCGTTGCCCCTTATAGCACAGTTAAGTAAAAAATAGAAGGAGGAGGGAACTTCCTTTAATTTTATACGGAGATAAAATATATGAAAACTTTATTAGCGACACTTTTAGTCGTTTCCTTTAGTGCAGTCGCTACAGACTGGAATGAGTTATATGGTACTTTTGATGGTATTTCAGATAACTATGTAAACCCTTATGCAGAATTTAAATATACAGATGAATTAGCAGATGCTGAATCTAATGGATATTTTACTGAATGGGAGGAAGCAGTTTCAGTTTGGAATGAACAAAATGGCTATTGGGAGTAAAAAGTATTTAGAAGGTTTAGGAGCTACTTTATTAATAGTTCCTCCTACTCTCGCAATATTACTAACTATATTTGTAGTATTTTGGGAATTACTTTCTTAAACATTCCAGGACGGATAGTTTAGCCCCGCCTTGTGCGGGGTTTTTTATTGGAGGTACTGTATCATTTTGATACACTATTATCACTTTTGCTACAAATAGTACTTGACTTTTTTGGTATATAAGTGTATAATAATATTTCAAAATTTGAAAAGTCTAAAAATTTTTTAAGGAGAAATAAATGAAAAAGACAATTATTGCTGCAGCTTTAGCTGCAATCGTTTTAACTGGCTGTGCTGAAGAAGCTGCAGCTGATACATCTGTATTTGGTTCTGTAGAGAAGAAGTGGGATAATGGAACTGAAGCTATCTCATCTGAAGACACTTATGTAGGTTTCACTTTTGGTGAAGACTTAGGTAATGGTATGTCTGCTTATGGTGAACTTTCTATGGATATTGCTGCTACTGCTACTCAGCGTAAGGCTTATGTAGGGCTAGCGGGCCCAATCGGTTCTGTAGCTGTCGGTGACCAAGCTGGTGTTCAAAAGCAGTTAGGTGATGCTACTATCGATATTTTTGAAGGTCCAGGATTTGACGTGAACAACTCGGGCGATATTGATAACTCTATCTTAGCAACTGCTAAGGTTGGAGGAATCACTTTAAGCGCTTCTAACATACCAACTTCAGCTACTGATGAAGCTTATGAATTAGGTGCTAGTCTTAACTTAGGTCCTATCAATGCTTATACTGCTTATGCTGAAACTGCTGCTAATGTTAAGAATACATTAATCGGTGCTAATATCTCTTATTCAGGTGTAGACCTTAGCGGTGTATTTGAAACTGAAGAAACTGCTGCTGGTGTAGAAACTGATACTTTCACTACTGTAGGTTCTATGGATGTAGGCGCTAATACACTGAAGGCAGGTTTTCAGGATGTTGAAAATACAACAGAAACTTATACTCTAGAAGGTGTTCACAACTTCTCTAGCAGGACTTCAGCTTATGTTAATTATCAAAATGCTGAAACCGAAGCTGGCGTAGAGAGTGATACTACTACAGTAGGTCTTCGTGTAAAGTTTTAAGATCAGTTGACAAAAATAACTCTTGACTTTTTGCTCCCAAATTGATATAATTTTCATACCAAAAATTGGTAAAAGGAAATATAACATAAGGAGATTATATGTTAGAAAAAATTAATGGTTGGATGAAAGCTGGTACTGAAACTGGTATTGCGCTTATTGCTTTAGCAATTGTATTGCAGGTTATCTTTGGTTCAGTAGTTCCTTTCGTTGGTGGCGACGTAGTTGGAAATATTACAGGCATCGTAGCTGGTCTTGGCTCTCAAGGTCTAGTTGGTTTAGCCGCTGTTGCTGTCATTTACGCCATCTTTAATCGTAAATAACAATAATAAACTTTAAGAGTAATAACCCCACCTCGTGTGGGGTTTTTTATGACCTCGAAAAATAAGTTTCTTGACATTTAGCAAAAATTTTGATATAATTTACTTTGTAAATCAGACTATTTTAATGGGTTATTTTTTCCCAGGTGGTCTAAAAAATAAGGAGATGATTATGGCAAGAAAAGCTAAGAAAGGTCCTCGTAGGGATATACAGGTATGGGGTTGTATTATGAAAGACGGCTCTGAAATAACAGCTAATGACCCAGGAGTTGTCTCTGTATATGCTTTAAAAAATTATTTAGTAATGACTAAAGATTCTAATAATGTAGAAACCATACATACTGAAAGGGGTGAATGGGCTACCGCTAATCCGAGATTTAATTAATGAATGTAGAACAACATAGAGCCATCGCAGAATGGCACAATAAACAAGCAGAGCTTCACGAAGATGAAGACGGATATTCATGTGGTTGTCCAGTAGACCACCATCAAACCAAAAGTAACGTAGAAATCCTACAAGAAATGGATATTGAATATACTTAATTGCAAACCGGCTTCGGCCGGTTTTTTCTTGCCTGCGCCGACCAACAAAACTCACTTCACATCAAATATTACACATGGACATAAGCAAAAATAATACTTGAAATATCTTTTGTATAGTGTTATAATTGATAAGTTATGAAAGTTAAAAATTTACGAAAAGTCGTTAGAGTGCGTAAGGCTGTCTGGGATGATAGACCTAATTTAACTAACTGTACATTTTATTGTATAAGCGTTGCTTTAGTAGCAACTTTAGGATTGATTTTACTCGCTGCATGACAAATTACCAACGAATGAAACAAAGAGATAGATTAAGTATTAGTAAGTTTTTAAAATGTAAACTATGTAGAAAATTCTTTAAAGGAAAGAGATATGTTAGGCCTACCAATTGAAGCCGTATCAATGTTGGGGTCCACCGTACTAGGAGGACTTATGAAAATTGCTGCACAACGTATGGCAGATAAAGCAGCAGAACAAAAAATGTTAATAGCTAGAAACTTACAAATAGAGGAGGGTATCAATAATGCCGCACAACGAGATAATACCGATGGAGGTAACTACATTCGCAGGCTTATTGCTCTTCTTGCTCTTATTGGCGGGCTTGGAATTGTATTTATGGCTCCCATGATGCAAGAAGTAACTAATGTACCTATTCAAGTTACAGAAGGCTGGAAATTTTTATGGTTTGATTTCACTAATACAGTGACTAAATATGTACAATTAGAAGGCTATGTAACTCCTGAATGGCTACCTGTAGCAATTATGAATATTATTGGCTTTTATTACGGAGCAGGAGCAATGAAAAGATGAAGTTTTTAGTCCTTCTATCTTTTTTAGTTATATCTGGATGTGCTCATTTTAGTTATGAAACTGAAGACCTTATTATTTGTCTAAAAAAGGACTCTTATATTAAAGAATTTTGTATGAATGGAGTATGTGAACAACTAGATGAATGTGGTAGAATTGTACGCACATATGAAAAATAATTCTTGACAATTAGTTAAAAATTCAGTATAATATACATTCAAAAATCGAAAAAGAGAGAAAAAGATGAAATATATTAAATTCCAATATAGCAAAACGCCAACAGAAATAACAAATAGAAAAGCAGTTGTATTAACAGAGCCTAGTAATAATTATTTTACCATTGATATTACCGAATTTAACGATGAAGAGTTAGATGAACTCGAAGCTGGTTTAGCAGAATATCAGGAAAAAATTGAAGAGGCATTTACTGCGAGAACGAAGTGGATACGCAAGGCGGGGTTTAATTCCTATTTCAGAAGTTTCAATAAAGATAAAATGAATATGGCTGTATGAAGCCGATTTAACCTATTTAAGACGGCGTTTCGACTACGCCCATCTCCACCAATAAGGGCTTTAGGGCTTGCCACCATCCTAGACCGAAGTACGCACTTCGTGCAGGGAGTTTCGCCACCTTAGAGTCTTAGAGCTCTTTTTAATGGGGATGACAGGTTTCGATTAAATAGGCGTGAGAGGTCGACAGCACGGCAATGCGAAAGCCGCAGGACTGAGGATTCTTGGTCGCAGAAGCAAAAACTATAAACGCAAACGACAACGTTTATTCCTTAGCTGCATAGCTAAGTGAGGTTCTTGGGACAGCTTGCCTTATCACCAAAAAGCTGTCCCTTTATTTTATATATGGAGGCTAAGGTGGGTTATCATACAGAAGAACAGTGTAAAACTAAAATGTTTGCTTTGTTTAATGAAATAAAAGATTTGAAAGAAATTATGGGAAGTACAGACAGTTTATATTTAGTTAAATATCATGTAGACAGTTTGTATCAATTAACAACAGAATTACGACAGGAATATGAATAATGTCCGGACAGGAAAATATTAACATTGATGGTAAAGACTATCAAATTGCGGCTTTTAGCCCAGAGGCTCAACAGGCCATCTATCATTTACAGGCAATTAAAATTAAACTAAACGAACTTGAAGCCACTAAACAGCATTATGAAATGGCTTATACTGGATTCGCAAATGTAGTAAATACTAACATGCCAGATCCAATTGACCAAGCCGAAGCTGTAGCAGCTTTTGAAGCTGCAGACGCTGCTAAGAGTGAAGAATTAAGTGATGATTAAAAATAATTCTTGACAATTATCTTAAAATCTAATATAATATACATTCTGAAATTGAGAAATTTCTAAAAACAATTTTTAACCAATAATATAGGAAACGCATAAGATGGCATGGGACGACGATAAGAAAGCAGCAGCAGTATCAATGTACGAGGACGCAGAGCCTACTCCAGAAACTTCAATGGAGATTGTAAAGGATATTGCTGAGGATTTAGGCGAATCACCAAATGGTGTTCGTATGATTCTAACTAAAGCCGGTGTTTATGTTAAGAAAGCTCCAGCGACAAAGAGCTCTTCAGGAGGTGGCGGAACTAAGAGGGTTTCTAAGGCAGATTGCCAGGAAGCTCTAACTTCCGCAATTACTAGTGCTGGTCAGGAAGCTGATGAGGATATCATCAATAAGCTATCTGGCAAAGCAGCTAAGTACCTCGCTGATGTAATTAATGCAGTAAACGCTTAATTTCAAAAGGGATTGGTACTTAGTGTATCAGTCCCTTTTTATTGCTTTCTAATAGGAGATTACAATGGTAAAACGAGTAAAAAAGAAACAAGGTGAAAAACTTGATGAATTTACAGTTAGCGGTGTAATTGACCTATTAGAAAGTGATAACCCTATTACGAAGAAAGAGGCTTGTCAGATATTAAATATATCTTACAATACTACTCGACTTAATAAGATTATTGCTAGTCACAAAGAAGACTTAGAGCGAGAAGCCAAACTACGAGCTAAAAATCGTGGTAAAAAAGCACAACCCCACGAACTTACTAGAGCTATCGAAGAATACTTAGATGGTGGTTCTATTAGTGAGATTGCTAAAGGTATGTATCGTTCTACGGCTTTTGTGAAAAACATTATTAGAGAGAATGACGTCCCCGAGCGTTCTTCTTCTACTAATTATTTTTTCCCAGAGTTACTCCCCGAAGGTTCTCAAAAGGAAAACTTTAAAGCTGGCGAGATAGTATGGAGTGCTCGCTACAATACTACAGCGGTCATTACTGGACATAAATCTTCAGACCCTAAATTTAGAAAGTGGGATAATGATGGTTTAATTCAAGTACATCCTATTCATGGAAATGTATATAGGATTCACCTTAGAGGTAAAAGAGCACAATTTGCTGCTCAACCGTGGTATGAACTAGCGAGTCTTTCTCATTTAGAAAAACTCGGAGTAAAACTATAATGATTAAAGACCTTTTTTTGAGTAAAATGGAACAGGCAGGAGATGCTATTATAACTTACAGAAGTCCAAACTCGAAGAAGCTCAAATACAATGTATGTACAATGGAAATTGATAACTGTAAATACATTAAGAATAAACGAAATAATATAAAAGTAAAGGAAGGTTGCCTTCTATTATTCTGCTGGGATACTAATAGCTTCAGACAAATAAATATTAGGTCTGTAACTAATATCCAGCCTTTAGGAACAATCTTAAAAAATAGAAGATATGACAGATGATAACGATATTTACGAACGAATTATATTAGAACAAGACCATAAAGAGACTCAATGGAGACTCGTTGTTTCTAAATTTAGAGATATAGAGTACCTTCATTTAAGAAAATACTACCTTGATTTCGAAGGGGAATACAAACCTACTAAAGAAGGAGCTTGTATCCCCTTTGAACTCAATAGTTTATCAAATCTATTCGATGCTCTAGTAGAAATACTATCATTAGCAGAAAGCAAAGATTCCATAGAAACACATTTTAAAGACTTATTAAGAGATTTATATGACTAAAAAATTGTTAGACAAGGCATCTAAGGCTTACTATGAAGGTAAGCCTTTTTTGTCAGACGAAGAATTTGACAGGTTAGCTGAAAAAATAGGATATGAACCAGTTGGTTATAATCCTGACGCTAAACTAAAACATGTGTATCCACTTTACTCACTTCAGAAAATTTTCCAAGGTGAAGATGAACCTATTCAATATAAGGGCACTGTAATTGAAACCCCTAAACTTGATGGGGCAGCTATTGCTCTTGAATATAAAGGAGGTTCTTTAAGAAGAGTCCTTACTAGAGGCAATGGTGAAGAAGGTGTAAATGTTACTGATAAATTCATTTTTAGTAATATTGTACCTCAAAATATAGGATTTAATACTAAAGATACTCTTCAAATCACAGGAGAATTAGTAGCTTCTAAAGATATTCCTAATGCTAGGAACTATGCTGCCGGTGCTCTTAATCTAAAATCTGTAACTGAGTTTTTAGGTAGAAAACTAACCTTTATTGCTTATGGAATGAAAGGACAAGAAAATGAACAGAGTTATAAATCCAATAGTTATAAACAAGATATGGAATACCTTGGGAAGTTCGGTTTTTGTACTGCCTGCGATTCTGATTGGGATATATTCCCTAATGATGGTCGTGTTTTTAGGATAGATAATAATACTTCTTTTGACTTGCTTGGTTATACTGCTCACCACCCTCGTGGTGCTTATGCTCTTAAAATTAGAGAAAAAGGTATAGAAACCACACTATTAGATGTGGTTTGGCAAACGGGTAAGAGCGGAAAAGTAACACCAGTAGCAATTCTAGAACCTATAGAAATTGACGATGCGCAAATTTCAAGAGCAACATTAAACAACATGGCATACATCGAAAGTTTAAACTTAGAAATTGGATGTCAAGTAGAGGTCATTAGAGCTGGTAAGATTATTCCTTGTGTTGTTGGTAGAGTTGGTTAACATGATAAAAAATAACTCTTGACAATCAGGTTAGATTTTAGTATAATATATTTTAGAAATTGAGAGAAAACGAAGATGAATTTTCAACCAATAGTACCGCCCACCCATTGTCCCAGTTGTGGGTCAAAGTTAGAATTAGTAAAAGACCAATTATTCTGCCGTAACCCCGATTGCGACGCTACCTCAAGTAAGAAAGTTGAACACTTTGCTAAAACACTAAAAATAAAAGGGCTCGGGCCTAAAACTATTGAAAAGTTATCTCTCAATTCTATCCCCGAAATCTATAGTATTTCAAAAGAAGAAATCATCAATGTAATTGGCGAAAAGCTTGGAGAAAAGCTCTTTAGTCAGATTGAACAAAGTAAACAATCCGACTTAATCTTATTGCTACCTGCCTTTTCAATTCCACTTATAGGTACTTCGGCTTCCAAAAAGTTAGTTAACGTGATATCGGATATACACGATATAACCCCTGAAAAATGTATGGAAGCGAGTTTAGGACCTAAAGCATGTGCCAATCTTACCGATTGGTTGGAAACCAGTTTCTACGGTGAATTAGAGTATCTGCCCTTTAGCTTTAAGGCAGAAAAAGTAGATGTAGTACAAGATATTGGTAAAACAGTGTGTATTACAGGCAAACTAATTGACTTCAAGAATAGAACCTTAGCGGGGAAATACTTGGAGTCTTTTGGTTTTAAGGTAGCCTCTTCAGTAACTAAGAAAACAGACTATTTAGTAGATGAAGAAGATAAGCAATCAAGTAAACGTACCAAAGCTGAAAGCTATGGTATTTCAATCGTAACAATCAAAGAACTTTTAAAAAAGGAAAATATAAATGACAACTCCTAAGTGGACTGAAGACCGCACACGCATTTTGACCGCAATGGTCGAGGGAATGGCAACTATCTCTCAAGATACAGTAGCTACTGCTGCAACTGAGCTGGACACAACTACTCGCTCTATCAGCTCTAAGCTTCGCAAGATGGGCTATGACGTAGAACTCGCTTCTACTGCCCATAAGAAGGCTTTCTCTGACGAGCAAGAAGCTTCACTTCGTGCCTTTGTAGAAACTAATAGTGGTAATATGACTTATGCTGATATTGCTGGTGCTTGGGAAGGTGGTAATTTCTCAGCTAAGCAGGTTCAGGGTAAGATTCTTTCTATGGAATTGACTGGTCATGTTAAGCCAGCTGAGAAGGTAGAGGTTGCTCGTACCTACACTCCTGCAGAAGAGACTACATTCCTTGACATGGTAGCTAATGGCTCCTTTGTAGAGGATATTGCTGACGCTCTAGGTAAGAGCATTAATTCTGTTCGTGGTAAGGCTCTATCCTTCCTGCGTAGTGGTGAAATTAATGCTATCCCTAAGCAGAAGGAATCTCGTGCTAAGGCACATACAGATGCTCTAACTGACCTAGGTGATATCTCTGCTATGACTGTAGAGCAGATTGCTGATGCAATTGATAAGACTGCTCGCGGTGTTAAGACTATGCTTACTCGCCGTGCTCTTACTTGTGCTAATTATGATGGTGCAAAGAAAGCAGCAAAGAATGCAGCTTAATATAATCTATTAGCTATCGAGGGGAATAGCAGTTCTATCTGTTATTCCCCTTTTTTATTGTATAAGGAGGCTTTATGAAAATTGTTGCAAAGTTTCATGATGTGGAATCATTCACCGCTGATGAAGCTATTAGACGAGCAAAAGATGTATTAGGCGAATTTTCAGAAGTAAAAGCCTACCCCAGTACAACAGAGCATTGGGACACTATCTATTTTGCACTTCAACAAATAATTACTGGAGAACAGTTAAATTTATTATTTGACGAAGGTGCATTATATTCTCAAAAAATTAAAGAACTGAGGTCAAAGATGATAGGTAGGTTAACTCAAGAATTAGATGAGGTTATAACGGATAACGAATACAAGGCGAAATAATGGACATCGGAGCAATTGTTCTTCATATGTTATTGGAAGACAAGAGTCTCGATGGATGGGCTAGAATTAAGAAAGAATTTTTTGATGATTCTTATAGTTCTCTTTATTCCAGTATTCATAGGTTCTATAATAAAGAAAACTGTATTCCTAGTTTCGAAGAACTAGAATTAGTTACTAGAGACCTTAAGACTGAGAAAGACTTAGCCGCCATTAAACTTCTTGAGATTCCAGAGGTTGATTTAGACTTAGCGATAGATGCTTTGACGGATCAGTATACTCAAAATGAAGCTTTAAAATTAATTGATACATACATAGATAAAATAACAGTAAAAGATACTCTAGAAGTAAAGGAAGGTCTTTCTGAAATAGTTCTAAAACTAGATGAAAAGACACATACAGATGAATCTGTAGCAAATATGAGTAATCTTATGATTTTCCAGGAAGAAGGCGTGGATGACCATGCTTGTATATCTCTTGGAATTAATAATGACTTTGATAGTAAAGTCGGAGGTGCTTATAGAGAAGAACTAATAATGCTAGGAGGCAAACGTGGTTCTGGTAAATCTCTAGTAAGTGCTAATATGGTTGCTAATCAGTATAGTATGGGTAAGACTGCTATTTATTTTACAATTGAAATGACAGCACTAGAAACTTTCCAACGTATAAGTAGTATTCTATCTGGAGTGCCTTATGCTAATATTAGAAAGAATAGATTAGAACCTTACGAATTAAATGACTTAGCAAAACTAAGAGCTGAAATGTTCCAAAGTAGTGAGTCAATTTATGAAGAATTTTTAGAAAAAAGAGACCCTCTACATTTTGAAAAGAAATTAGTAACAGAGTGTAGTTTAAAAGAAGATAATCAAATAATTATTGTTGATGATAGGTCTCTATCTTTAACAAGTATTGATTTACAACTTCAAAAAGCAAAAGCCCAATTTGGAGACAACCTAGGTTTAGTAGTTGTTGATTACGTAAACCAGATTGAAACAGGAATTGGAAAAGATTTATATGATTGGCAGTCTCAGATATTTGCAAGTAAAAAGTTAAAAGAGTTTGCTAGAAAATATGATTTAGCTATGATATCACCTTATCAGATTGATGAAGGTGGTCAAACAAGATTTGCTAAAGGGCTTCTTGATAGTCCTGATTCTGCATTTCTTATTGATGCACATAGTAAGGAAGATGAAGCTATTACATTTACTTCTACTAAAGTTAGAAGTGGTCCGGATTTAGAGTTTACTTCTACTATGAATTGGGAAAGTTTAAAACTTGGACCACAGAATGTAATGAAACCTTCTGAAAAAGAAGAAGTTAAAGATGTAGGAAAGAAGAAAAAACCTAAAGCTGAAGATGGAGACTTACCCTGGTGAATGTAGAAGAGATTTTAAATAAACATAATATACCTTTTACTCCTAAAGGGCAGGATTACGTTGTAAGCTGTTTAAATCCTGAACATGAGGATAATAACCCTTCAATGCATATAGACCAGCAAGAAGGGGCTTTCCATTGTTTTTCTTGTGGATTTAAAGGTAATGTATTTAAGTTCTTTAATATAGATAGAAATTGGCAAGATTTAAGAGTAAGACAACTACAAGATAAAATATCTACTATCAAAGCTAATTCTACTGGCTTAGCTATACCTAATGGTTCTGTTCCTTTTACTAGACATTTCAGAGATATAGATAAGAGAACTTTAGCAGAATATAAGGCTTTTACTCATAAAAATTTTGATGGAAGAATAGTTTTTCCATTACCTGATATTACAGGTAAAATTAGAGCTTTTATTGGTAGATATATTAACAGTAACGCACACCCTAAATATATGATTAAACCTTCGGGTGCAGAACTTCCTCTCTTCCCTTCTATAGTAACTCCTATAGAGGGAACCGCTATTTTAGTAGAAGGAATATTTGATGCACTAAATCTTATTGATAAAGGTTTAACAAATGCAGTAGCAATATTAGGAGCTAATAATATTCAATTAGATAAGATAGAGACTTTAAGATTACAAGGAGTACATACACTTTATACTATGTTTGATGCAGATGAAGCAGGTCGAAAGGCTACTAAAGTTGCTCAAAGATTATTAAGTGAGAAATTTATTATTAATGATGATACAGCTCTGGAATTACCTGATGGGTTAGATCCAGGGGAACTGTCTTTAGAAGACATAAAACATATAAAAGGAAACCTATATGGCAGAGATAGCAATAGTTGATAAAGCTCCAAGTGGAGTTAATTATAGAAAGTATTTTGATTTTGATTTTGACCATTATCATTTATCTTCTAAAAAGATAAAGAAACTACTAAAAAGAGATGTAGATTTAGAGTTTGATTCTGACTCTTACGAATACGTTATACTTATTGGTTCAGAAGCCTCTAAGTTTATTGCTGGAGTAGGTTCAGTTACAGAATTTGCAGGACACTTGGTTAATGAAAAATTTATTCCAATGATTAATCCTGCTATGCTTAGTTTCAAACCTGACGCTAAACCGTCATTTGAAAGAGCAGTAGAAAAGTTACATGGATATGTAGCGGGGGAGAAGCCACCTACAGTTACAGGGGATTTTGAGGGTATTATTGAAGAGGAGAGAGCTAATGAATATCTTGAATCGATACTTAGCGATGAGACGATTAAGTTTGTGGCGTGCGATACGGAAACAACAGCTTTATACCCAAGAGATGGTTACGTACTGGGTATTAGCCTTACACATAAAAATGAACAAGGTGTCTACATATCCACTGAGTGTATTGGAGAAAGAACTGAAAAGCTGTTGCAGGACATTTTCTCCTCTAAAATGATTGTATTTCATAATGCTAAATTTGACTTGAAGATGCTTGAGTATCATTTTGGCTTTTATTTCCCTAAAGTTTCAGATACGATGTTAATGCACTATGTATTAGATGAAACACAAGGTTCACACGGCTTAAAACAATTAGCTATGAAATACACAGATTATGGAGACTATGATAAAGCTCTCGATGATTTTAAAACACAATATTGTAAGGAACATAAAGTATTAAAAGGGGATTTTACTTATGACCTTATCCCATTTGATATTATGTATGAGTATGCTGCTATTGATACAGCAGTTACATATGAATTATATCAAATGTTTAGTAAGAAGGTTCTAAGCAGTGTTCAACTCACTAAAGTATATAGAGAGTTAATGCTTCCTGGAATGTTATTCTTAAAAGATGTGGAGGAAAACGGAGTACCTTTTGATGCTGAAAGATTAAGTAAAGTTCAGCACTTAATGGAGGAAGAAATTGAAGCAGATAAAGAAACACTTTATTCATATAAAGAAGTACATAAATTTGAAGAAGAACAGGGTAAAATCTTTAACCCTAATAGTACGCAACAACTTAGAATACTTCTATTTGATTATCTTAATCTTACTCCCACTGGTAAACTTACTGGCACTGGTGCAGCTTCTACGGATGCTGAAGTCCTAAAACAACTTGCGGAAGAACATCCAATCCCTGGAATTATTCTTGATATTAGACAAAAATCCAAGATTAAAAATACTTACTTGGATAAGATTATACCGGAGTTAGATAAAGATGGGCGTCTTAGAACATATTTTAATCTCACTTCCACTACTTCTGGCAGGCTTTCTAGTAGTGGGAAGATTAATATGCAACAATTACCGAGAGACAACGCGGCAGTAAAAGGTTGTATTAAAGCAAAGCCTGGTTATAAAATCTTACAGCAAGATTTAGCTACAGCTGAGGTATATGTTGCAGCTATTCTTAGTAAAGATAAAAATCTTCAAAATGTATTTAAAAGTGGAGGAGACTTACACTCCACAGTTGCCAAAATGGTATTTGGATTGCCTTATGAAGTATCTGAAATTAAAGATAAAGCGGCTACTCAACGACAAGCCGCCAAAGCTATTACATTCGGAATAATGTATGGCTCAGGACCGGCTAAGGTATCCGAAACAGTTTCTAAAGATAGTGGAAAACCCTTCACCATTCAAGATGCTAAAGATACGATTGCAAAGTATTTTGAAACATTTTCAAAGTTGAAGACTTGGTTAGCAAAATCAAAGGAGGAAATTGAGGGTTATGGATATATATACTCCATATTTGGGCGTAAGCGTCGTCTCCCTAATGTTTTTAGCAGCGATAAGGGGGTTGCCTCACATGAAGTTCGTAGTGGGATTAATTTTCTTATTCAATCTGTTGCTTCTGACATTAATCTTCTGGCTGGAATTGAGTTAAATCAATGGATTAAACAAAATTCTATTGATGCTAAAATAATTGCACTTGTGCACGATTCTTTAGTACTAGAAGTAATGGATGAGAGTGTAGACATAGTAGCTAAAAAGATGGCGGAATTAACACAAAAAGATCGAGGCTGTAGTATACCTGGACAACCAGTCGGGGTAGACCTCGATATTGGAGAGGATTACAGTTTTGGAAAATTCGAAAAGCAATACTCTGAGTTTCTTTGATATTCACTGGCCTGTATGGGCTATTCGTCATCATGAAATTATTTCAGGTGGTTTAATCACTGATGATAAAGGAACCAGAAGGTTGGATTTAGAAGATAAGAAAGATCCTTTTACTCAAAGAAGATTAATAGCTAAAGAAATGAAGGATTATAAACTTTATCCCCTTAAAAAAGCTATTTGGAATTTTAAAGACTTAATACTTTCAGGTTCTAACAAGTTTATAGACTATGAGGGTAGGCTTTTTAATTATAAAAAGACTAAGTTCTACCCTCTAATTTATAGAAAGGTTATTTGGCGAAAATATACAAGTAACTCTACTATATTTGGTTTAGAAGATATTAATAGCCCTTTTGAAATTAAAGGAAAGCTAAATCTAAGAGCTATATATGCTGGAGTACTAAAAGTAGGTAGAGGTTATTTACTCTATGAAATGACTAACGAAAAACTAAAAGATACTAGAAGGAAATTATGAAAAAAGCAATTATATCTAATAGAATTTATATGCCTGCTGACGCTAAACGGCAGGAACTATTAGATAAGGAGCTTACTTATACAATTCCTTCATATAACCCAATGGATCCGCCAACTATTATTAAAAATATGGGACGGATTAGTGATAAATTAATTAGTGTTCCAGTTGGTAGAATGGATTTAATACCTGATGAGTTTGAAATTTCAGATAAGCGTACCAAAGTTCCAGAAATTTTTCCAGAGTTCAAATTCGAGCTGAGGGATAGCCAAGCCCGAGTTTACAATTTAGTTGAAGATAATGCAATTATTAATGCTTTTGTAAGTTGGGGTAAGACTTTTACAGCTCTGGCTATTGCCGCTAAATTAGGGCAGAAAACTCTAATTGTAGTCCATACTTTAGCGTTAAGAAACCAGTGGGAAGAAGAGATTGAAAAAACCTTAGGTATTAAACCAGGTATCATAGGAAGCGGAAAATTTAATACTGAACCAATGATTGTTATATCTAATGTACAAACTCTTAGTAAGAAAATTAAAGAAGTTTCTCAAATGTTCGGAACTCTCATATTAGATGAAATGCATCATGTGAGTGCACCTACATTTGCTAATATAATTGATAAATCTACCGCAAGGTATAAAATTGGACTCAGCGGTACTCTTCAACGAAAAGATGGGAAACATGTAATTTTTAATGATTATTTTGGTTTTGACGTTCATCAACCTCCAAAAGAAAATTATATTACTCCAAGAGTTGTAGTTGTTAAGTCAGAAGTTCGTTTTCCAGATAGTGCTAAAATACCTTGGGCTAGACGAGTAAATACTGTCGCTTACAATGAAGAATACCAACATATGGTATCTATGTTAGCCAGTACTTATGCTGCAAAAGGACATAAAATATTAGTAGTAAGCGATAGAGTCCAATTTTTAAAACGTTGCGCCGACCTCACCGGAAATAACGCAGTATGTATTACGGGAGAACTAGATCATGTGGAAAGAGAGACACAACTCGATAAAATCAAAAATGGTTCAGCAGATATCCTTTATGGGTCTCAGAGTATATTTAGCGAAGGTATTTCGCTTAATGAGTTATCTGTTCTTATTTTGGGCACTCCTCTCAATAATGAGCCACTTCTAATCCAGTTAATAGGACGAGTTATTAGGAAACTTGAAGGAAAGCAACAGCCTGTTATACTAGATATTCATTTAAAAGGGAATACTGCTAGTAAACAGGCTAAAGCACGTATGGGAGTATATATTAAACAGGGTTATGAAATACAAACTATAGCTACTTAAAAATAACACTTGACAAGTAGGTTATTTTCTAGTATAATATACATTCTAAATCGGAGTTTTAAGTGATATTTTATGACTGGAAAAAAGTATTACGATTAAGTAATGGTAATATAAAAGATATAATAAGAATTATGTATGCTAATACTTATCAGCTTAACTCTATTAAATTTAAGAGAAATAAAGAGAAGTTTAGACTTTTAACCCAAGATATAAAAGGAGATAGCTATTTACTGAATCCAAAAGAGATATTCAAAAACGACAAACATGCAACACTTAAACAAATGGCTGAATATATTAGTTTGGCGAGTTTAAGGAATTATTTAGATTATAAATGGTATAAAAATACAACATTACCATTTAAATATACTAATATAAATCGACAAGCTATAGAAAACAATCCTTTGTTAGAAATAGACAACAACGATAATATACACTTTACTTTAGAGGAAATAAGAGAAAATGGCAATTAAATTTGGAAACATTAGTGGTAAGGCTAAGAAGAGCTCTGCTGAGGCATATACATATAAAGAGGGCAACAATGTTGTTCGTATGGTAGGAGATGTACTTCCTCGCTATGTATACTGGGTAACTACAGCGGACGGCAAGCGCGTTCCTATGGAATGTCTTGGTTTTGATAGAGATAAAGAACAATTCACAAATATTGAAAAGGATTGGGTACGTCACTACCATCCTGATATGAAGTGTTCTTGGGCATATGCTGTACAGTGTATTGACCCTGATGATGGTAAGGTTAAAGTACTTAACCTAAAGAAGAAGTTATTCGAAGCTATTATGGTAGCTGCAGAAGACCTTGGTGACCCAACAGATACTGAAACTGGATGGGATTTATGCTTTAAGAAGCAAAAGACGGGGCCTCTACCATTTAACGTAGAATACACTCTTCAAGTACTAAAATGTAAGAATCGTGAACTTACAGATGAAGAGAAGGAAGCTATTAAAGAACTCCCCGAGATTGATAGTGTAATTCCTAGACCTTCAGCAGACCAGCAGAAAGACTTTATTGAAAGTCGCGTACTTGACAATAGTTCTAGTGATGTACCTGATGGAGTAGCTGAAGAAGTACAAGAGTTACTTTAGTATACAACGAAGAAGCCCCTTAATTGGGGCTTTTTTATCTTATAAGGATAATACATGAAGATACTGTTTAGTGCAGACTGGCATATTAAGCTAGGTCAAAAGAATGTCCCAAAGGAGTGGGCAACTAATAGATATAAACTCCTATTTAAAGAATTACATAAATTAGAAAAAACTGTAGAACTTCATGTAATTGGTGGAGATTTATTTGATAGATTACCTACCTTAGATGAACTTAGTCTATACTTCCAATATATTAAGGAGGTAAGTATTAAAACTATTATTTATCCTGGAAATCATGAAGCATTAAAGAAGAATACTTCTTTTCTTAGTAATTTAAAAGAAGTTACAAAAGCAGTTAATCCTTTAGTAGAAATTATTGATGATTATTATAAATTAGGAAATATGGATTTTATTCCTTATAATAAATTAAAAGAATTTAAACCTGAAAATTTTAAAGGAAAGACTTTATTTACTCATGTAAGAGGAGAGATTCCTCCACATGTTACACCTGAAATTGATTTAGCGAAGTTAAAAAGGTGGGATATTGTTATAGCTGGAGACTTACATTCGCATGAAAATTCACAAAAAAATATTGTATACCCTGGAAGTCCTATTACCACTTCTTTTCATCGTAATCCCGTCGATACTGGCGTTTTGCTATTCGATAGTGATACTCTCAACTATTCCTGGATGAAATTAAAGTTACCTCAGTTAATTAGACAGACTGTAGGACACCCAGATCAGATGATTAAAACTAATTATCATCATACTATTTATGAGTTAGAAGGCGATTTATCAGAGTTAGTAAAGGTAGATAAAGATAATGCTCTTTTAGATAAAAAACTTATTAAAAGACATAATGACTCTGCCCTTATTTTAAGTGCTAATATGACTTTAGAAGAGGAATTGGCTGAGTATTTACAATATATTCTTGGATTAAATGAAAAGAAAGTTAAGGAGGTTTTAAAAGTATACCATGATTACACTTAAAACACTTACATGGAGTAATTGTTTCAGTTATGGAGACAATAATATCCTTAACTTAGATAATGATATACTTGTTCAATTAATTGGAGAAAATGGAGCAGGAAAAAGTTCTATCCCTATTATTTTAGAAGAAGCACTATTTAATAAAAATTCTAAAGGAGTCAAAAAGACTGATATAATTAATAGAAATAATCCTAAAAAGGGTTATAAAATAGGTCTTACTTTTGAAGTAGATAATAAAGAATATACTATTAGCATTGATAGAAAGTCTAGTTTACAAGTAGTATTAGAGTGTGATGGTGAAGATATTTCATCTCATACAGCTACTAATACCTTTAAAACTATTGAAAAAGTATTAGGAATAGACTTTAAAACTTTTAGTCAATTAGTATATCAAAGTACTACAAGTTCCTTACAGTTTTTAACTGCTACAGATACTAATAGGAAGAAATTCCTTATTGAATTACTTAATTTAGATAATTATCTAAAATTATTTGATAATTTTAAGACTGCTCATAAGAGTGCTTCTGCTGAAGTTTCTCAAATTAAAGGCAGT